CTTCGAGTTCATCAAGCATTACGAGGGCGACTTCGCCGGCGAGCCGATACGGCTCGAGCTGTGGGAAAAGTTCATCGTGCTCAACGTCTACGGCTTCATGCGGGCCGACGGCACGCGGCGGTTCCGCACGGCCTATACCGAGGTCGCCCGCAAGAACGGCAAGAGCACCTTCGCCGCGGGCCTGGGCCTGAACGGCCTGGTGGCCGACGGCGAGAGCGCTCCGCAGATCTATTCCGGCGCGGTCACCAAAAAGCAGGCCAGGGACGTTCTGCACACCAAGGCCGAGAAGTACGTCAAGCATTCGCCCGCTCTCAGTAAGAATCTAAACGTCTCGAAGGTCGACGGGACTATCTCCTGGGACGCCAACGACGGCAATTACCAGACACTGGGCAAGGACAGTGATACCCAGGAGGGCTTCAACCCGCACCTGACGATTCTCGACGAGCTGCACGCACACAAGGACCGCACGGTATGGGACGTGATCGACTCTGCCGTCGGCGCACGCAGTCAGCCGCTGGTGTTCGTAATCACCACGGCCGGTTTCAACCAGGCGGGGATCTGCTACGAACAGCGCGACTACGCCTGCCAGGTCCTCGAGGGCGGCATCGAGGACGACACGTTCTTCGCAATCATCTTCACAATCGACGAAGGCGATGAGTGGTCCGACGAGCACGTGTGGCCGAAGGCCAACCCCAACCTCGGGATCTCCGTTCGTCTCGACGACATGCGGCGGATGGCGACCAAGGCCGCCAAGCGCCCGGCCGAGCTGAACAACTTTCTCACCAAGAAGCTGAACGTCTGGACCTCTCAGACCGTGGCCTGGACGAATATCGGCGAGTGGAAAAAGTCGCCGCCGGCAATCGACGAGGCGGATCTGGTCGGCAGGGAGTGTTTCGGCGGGCTGGATCTTTCCAGCAATACCGACCTGACGGCGTTCGTGTTATTGTTCCCCTGGTCCGACGATCGGCTCGTGGTCGTGCCGAGCTTCTGGATCCCCGGCGACAACATCGAGCAGCGCGAGCGGACCGACCGCGTACTGTACCGCAAGTGGGCCGACGAGGGCCTGGTGACGGCGACCGAGGGCAACGTGATCGATTACGAGAGCATTATGGAGCGCGTCAAGGCCGACGGCTCGCGGTTCGACATCCAGCAGATCGGCTTCGACCGGTGGTGTTTCGAGGCGATCCGGCAGCGTTTGATAGGCGACGAGGGCGGGATTCCGGAGGAAAAGATGATCGCCTTCGGCCAGGGCTACGCCTCGATGTCACCGGCGATGAAAAAACTCGAGGAGCTGTACATGGCGCACCGTCTGATCGGGCTCAATAACCCGGTCCTGCTGTGGATGGCGGGCAACGTGCAGGCAAAGACCGACCCTGCCGAGAACATCAAGCCGGTAAAATCCGACGGCAAACAGCATTCGACAAAGCGGATCGACGGCATCGTCGCCTTGATAATAGCGATCGGCCTGTGGTCGACGGTCGATATGCAGCCGAGCTGCTACGAAACGAGAGGACTGAGGACGGTGTGAATGCAGAGTTGAGAGTTGAGAATTTAGAATTGAGAAAGGAAGGAAAAATGTACGAGATCGAATGTGTTTTTAAGGGCGTAGTGCCGATGATGTGGGACAGATACGTCAACCCGGAGGAGGCCGCTATCGGTCAGCAAAAGAGGAAGGGCAAAAAGGTTACAGAGGCCGAATTAAGAAAAGAAACGGAGGCGAAACTTTACAAGGACCGAAAGGGCGTGTATTGCCCAGCGGACAATATCCGCATGATGCTGATCGGAAATGCGTCGAGGCGGGGAGCAAGTATCATTCTTGGGTCAGAAAAAGAGAAGAATAAAGGCACTATGTACAAAAGCATTTGCACCGGCTGTATTTGGGTAATGGGGCCGACGGACCCGATGAAGGTTTACATCGAGCCGAAAAGGACAACTTTTGATGACATTGATGTCCGGTCCGCCAATTCGACTGCTGGCCGCGGCCCGGCAAAGAAGATCATAAAGAAAAGGCCGATCATAACCGTGCCCTGGTCGCTGGCATTTACCATCCAGGTGACTGACGACCAGATCGACCAGACGTTTTGCCGTCAGCTATTCGAGATAGCCGGCCTTCGTTGCGGTGTCGGGGCTTACGGGCCGACGTTCGGGCGGTGCCTGATCGATAAATGGAAGGTCCAGAAGTAGAGCACAAATTGAGGGGCGCTGAATGGACACGAGAGGAAAAGAGCTGAATAGAAAGGAACGGAACACAAATGTAACTGATATGTCTGGAGCGGACGCGAAGGGAGACGACGTGCTTGGCGCGGAATAGAAAGGAAAGGAACCCAAAAGGAGCGGCACTGTATCGAGGCGACTTGAGCGGAGCGGAAAAGAGCAGAAAGGAACCCAAATCGAGAGGAGGGGACTTGAGTCGAGCTGAAAGGTTGCGCATAGAACTGAACTGAACACGATTTGAGCTATTTAAGAAGGGAAGGGATATTATGGCTAATCTGGAAATTACAGAGGCCCGAGCGGCCCAAATGGACAAGATCGAAGAGACATCTTTGAATCTATTACAGGCGTACTTGGAAGGCAAGCGGGCGGGCGGCGACGACATAGTCACCGCGAGATGTCTCCTGAACGTGATCAAAGGCAACCGACAAACGCAGACGGCCCGTGAGGCGCTGCGATTCAATATGGCATCTGCGATTACTAAAGACAGGAATGCGTTGAAAAAATACGTACAAGCTACCGAGCCTAAGATAAAACACCTCCTGGCAGGCAAATGAGAAAGAGACTGGAGCTGCCGGGGATTTGAAATTTGAAAGTTGACCAGTATGAATCAGGAAAAGGAGCGTTTGTCCTGGGCGGTGTGGTGTGACGAGTGCCAGGGGGAGGTTGGATTCGAGTGCCATTGCGAAGGTGCCACAGAAGCCGCCGAAAAACTGCGGGCCGAGTTCGGGCCTTTTGACAGAATCGTTTTATGGGCAGAGAAAGAACGGGATTTGAGAATTTAGAATTGAGGGTTCTAAGATGAGACGCAGGAATTTTTTAAGGGCCGCCTTTGGCGGGTGTTTTCTCGGCGGTGCGGGCAGGGCCGAGGGTCGAAGCGAGAGTGAAAGGCTGGCCGATCTACTGACGCATTCAGACATTGCGTTTATTGTGGGTTCTGAAATGTGTCCGGCGCGAGTGTTTCTCGACGGGGTCGAGGTGAAAGAGGTAACGGAACTGATCGCCAGCGACCAGCCGGGTGTAGAAACCGATGGCGCGTTGAGAACCTACTTCAAGGACGCAGAAGGAAGATGGCTGCTGGAAAACGGATGGCTCAAGAAAACCAAATGGCGATTCGGCAGGATACGTTGGGAACCGATTAGAAGGCAAAGCAAGAGGTGTCTGGAAATCACGCAGGACGATTTGAAATTGGAACTGCATTAGTCAATCGGCAATACCAATCTTGGTAATCGCCCCGTTGCAGGCTGCGGCGGGGCTGTTACATTGATATCGACAAGTTCATAACGGGTTCGATTCCGGGCCGGCGGGTCCGGCGTCGACGTTAAGGCAAATCAAGCGGCCGTATAGGGGCCTATACCCTCTATGCGGCCGCTTTTTTTGCGCCCGGAACCGGGATTTGAGAGCTGAGATTCGAGATTTAAGGATGTTCCAGCGGCTGCTACGGCGCATCGGGGTCGTCACAAAATACGATCTCAACGAGTACGCAAGGCGGTTCATCGCCGGCGACGATCTTCCGACCGACGGCGACCTGGCGGTCGGGCCGGAGTCGGCGATGCGGATCGCTACGGTATTCGCCTGCGTTCGCGTCCTGGCCGAGACCATAGCGTCACTGCCCTGCCGCATCTACAGGCATCTGCCCCGCGGCGCCGCCGAGGAATCGCCGAACCACGCCCTTTACGATCTTCTGTACCGCCGTCCGAACAAAAGGCAGACGGCGTTCGAGTTCTTCGAGATGCTCGTCGGCCACCTGGCCCTGCGCGGAAACGCCGTCTGCATCAAGGTGACATCGGGAGGCAGGGTCACCGACCTCGTTCCGGTCGCGCCGAACCGCGTGAGGATCGAGCAGCTCGAGGATCAGATTCTCGTCTATCACATCCTCAAAAACGACGGCACGGATATGCCTCTTATCGCCGACGATGTATTCCACGTTCGCGGACTCTGCAGCGACGGCTACTGGGGCGTCTCTCCGATCGCCCAGGCTCGTGACACGTTCGCCCTGGCGAAGAAAGTGCAGAATTACGGCCTAAGCGTCTTCGATTCCGGCGGTTCGCAGCGGGTCGCCCTGAAGTTCCCCAAACAATTGAGCGATAAAAGCTATAAGCGGCTGAAAGAGGACTGGCCGCGAATATACGGCAACAACGCCGAGACGGCGATGCTCGAGGAGGGCGGCGACGCCGAGGTGATCGGTATGAACGCCGACGAGGCGCAGTACCTCGACACCCGCCGAATGAGCCGCGAGGAGATATGCGGGATCTTCCGCGTGCCGCCTCACATGGTCGCCGACCTCTCGCGGGCGACCTACTCCAATATCGACAAGCAGGATCTCTATTTCGTCAAGCACACAATCCGCCCTTGGTTAAAGCGGATCGAGGCAGCCGTTTCGCGAGACCTTCTCGGGCCGGGTAAGTTCTTCGTCAAATTCAACGTCGACGCCCTGCTTCGCGGCGATATCAAGAGCCGCACCGAGGCCCAGCGGGTGCAGTTTACCCACGGCGTTTTGACCCTGAACGAATGGCGGGCTATGGAAAATCGCAACCCGTTAGACGGTGACATCGGCGACGAGCATTTCGTGCCGAACAACCTGATCCCGGCCGAGCGGATCCTCGAAGAGCCCGAGGTTCAGCCGGCCCCGGCCGATGAGCCGGGCGAGGGTGACGGCCCCGGCGGCGTCGAGAACGAGCCGGAAAACGGGCCGGACAAAATCTTTCTTCCGATCGCCGCCGACATTGCCGAGCGGCTGGTCGGCGCCGAGGTCCGCGATATGGGCAAGGGCGACTTCGACGCCTTCTACGACCGTCACCGTATCTACGCCTTCAAGGCGAGCGAGGCGATCTTCGCCGCCGCCGGCATAGACGACGACTCGCGGCGTGCGGCTCTTGCCGACGCGGTGCTCAAAGGCCTGGCCGCCGGCTGCGAGATAGATATGTCCCGTCGCAAGAAGCGCATCACGGCCCTTCTGATGGCCGAGGTGGACGAACGAAACAGCATGTTATGGCAGGCGCGGGCGATAGCGGCGCTGGGCCGTGACGAAAAGCAATCGGTAGATTGTGGATCATAGGAGTCACGCAATGAAGCTCAAACAGCTCGACAACTACATGCAGGTCAAATCAGCGGAGAAGGGAAAGCTCTCGGCGGTGGCCTCGACGGCGGCGGTAGACCGCGACGGCGAGGTGATCGTGCCGGCGGCCTTCGCCGAGGACCTGGCCAAGTACCGGGCCAATCCGGTCATCATGGCGGCGCACACGCACGCGGCCTTCGACGGCACGCCGACGATCATCGGCTCTGCCACCAAGATCGAGATCGAAGACGATGCGCTCGCGTTCGAGATGGCCTTCGCGAGGACCGATATCGCCAAGGCCTGGCAGTCGCTGTACGAGGACGGCCACGCCAGGGCGTTCAGCGTAGGCTTCATTCCGAAACAGGGCGAGTGGAAAGAGCAGGACGATGAGAGCGTGTACGTTCACACGCGCGTCGAGCTGCTGGAGATCTCCGCGGTGGCGGTGCCCGCCAACCCGGAGGCGGTCGCGCGGGGTATCGATCCCGATGAGATCAAGAATCTGGTCGACGCCCGCGTCAAACACATTCTGGAAAACTGGTACGCCAAACGTCTGTCGGCGTGCCTCGATTAGGGGACAAATCAATGGACGAACTGGAAAAACTACTCAAGAAATTCGAGACCATGATGGGCGAGAGCAAGGCCGAGGCCGCCGAGCTAAAGGCGGCGATGGAGGCATTGCAGAAGGCGGCGGCCGAGAAAGAGACGGCCGACGCCGAGCAGGCGGAAAAGATCAAGGAGTTCGAGGACGCCGTCCAGGCGAAACTCGAGGTGATCGATGAGTTGAAGGCCCTGGTCGAGATGACCAATAAGAGCATCAACGAGACGGATCCGAGCTACGCCGGCAACTTCCCGAACCGCAAGCGCGCCAAGGAGTTTGGCCTGTTCATAATGGCCAACGCCGAGGCCGGCAACCTGAGCGAGAAGGCGCGCATGGATCTGGACAAATCCGACAAAGCCCTGGCCGAGGCGGTCAACTCGACCGGCGGGGCGCTGGTCCCGGACGTCTTTATCCCGAGCCTGATCGTGCTCAAGGAGAAATACGGCGTATTCCGCCGCAACGCCCGCGTCGTGCCGATGGCCTCGGACCGCCAGAGCTGGCCGATGCTCGATGGTGACATAACGGTGTACTTCCCCGGCGAGGGGGGCACTATCACGGCAAGCAATCCGACTTTCAAGAACGTTCAGCTCGTCGCGAAAAAGGGCTGCGCCCTGGTGGCGATCAGCTCGGAGCTCGAGGAGGATGCCGCTGTATCGATCGGCGAGATCCTCGCCGACTGCTTCGCTCGCGCCACGGCGAAAGCCGAGGACCAGGCGGGCTTTTTGGGCGACGGCACGAGCACGTACTGGGGCTTTACCGGGATCACCGGCGCCCTGCGGGCCGTCGACGCCACCATCGGCAGCATCAAGAGTCTCAACGTCGCTTCCGGCAACGCATACAGCGAGATCATCCTGCCGGACCTCGACGAGATCGTGGGCCTGTACCCCGACTACGCCGACGACGATCGCACGCAGTGGTACATGCACAAATACTTCTACTGGACCGTCATCCGGCCGCTGATGATGGCCTATTCGAGCAACATCCCGACGATCGGCGAGCCTGCGGACCTCGCCGCCGGCCGGCAGAAGAACTTCCTCGGCTACAACGTCGAGATGACCAGCGTCATGCCGAAGGTCGAGGCGAACTCCCAGATCTGCGCGATCCTGGGCAACCTGCCGATGGGCTGCTACCTCGGCGACCGCCGGAAGATGCGGATCGACCGCAGTCGCGATGTGTACTTCACCACCGACCAGATCGGCATACGGCTGACCTGGCGGTTCGCGATCAACTGCTTCGGCGTCGGCGACACCACCGATCCCGGCCCGATCATGGCACTGATTACCGCGGCATCGTAGGGCGGGCGGTGTGACATTAGTGAAGCAAGAAGCATGTGAATGTGTGGCTAAAACAAGGAGATAGATATGAACGCCATCGAACAAATGAAATTCACCCTGGTACTGCCGCCGATCTCAGCGAACAACGGCGACTACACCGGCAACACATACGTCGACACGAAAGGGTGGTCGCACGTGCGATTCTTGCTCGTGACCGGATCGCTGTCATCGGCCGTCGGCTCAACGGCAGAGGGCACGGCACCGTACGTGGAGCAATGCGATACGAGCGACGGCAGTTATACGACCGTCAGCTCAGCGGCCCTGGCCGACGCGATCAGCGACAGCGAAGACGACAGCATGTTTGCGATCGATGTGGACCTGACCAAGTTGCACAAGCGGTACATGCGGGTCAACGCGCCGCACGCCGGCGTCGGAGCCGACCTGCTGGCTATCATAGCGATTCTCTCGAAAAAGGACTCCGGTCCCGCCTTCGGCGGCGGCGCCAGCGAAGCCGGTCTGGCCGAGAAGATCAGCGCGTGACATCGGGCATACTCACGGGCGGCGCGAACTAATTCCGAGTGAATTGGTTCGCGCGGCCCACAACCCATCACCCCAGCAGAAAGGAATATGGAAATGGCTAAGACAATAACGGGCCGTCTCGTGCGCGACGCGCGACTGATCGACGGCAAGGAATCGGACGGCGGCAGACTGCACCTGCGGGGCGAGACCGTCACGGTCGAGCTTGATTTCGCCGAGCTGGTGGACACCAAACCCCGCCGCACGAAGCGCAAGCCGTCCAGGAGAGCAGCGGCCACCAACAAACAGGCCACGCCGGATGCCACCAAAGAGGCGTAAAGGAGCCGGATTATGTATATCGGACGACATACAGTCACCGTCACGACCAGCGCCGGGACGGCTACCGCCTACACTGATGAGATGACCGGGCCGATCAGGCAGATAATGTACACGCCGGCGGCGTTTACTTCGCCGTCGAGCTCGATCTCGGCCAGCGTATCGGCGTCGCCGAGCAGCTCGGTATCGGCCTCGGCATCCGAAGGGACTCCGTCAGCCAGCGTATCGAGTTCGGTATCGGCCAGCGTCTCGGCCAGCGTATCGGCGTCGCCGAGCAGCTCGGTTTCGGCCTCGGCGTCGGAAGGGACGCCGTCGGCCAGCGTATCGAGTTCGGTGTCGGCATCGATATCGAGCAGTGTTTCGACCAGTCTGTCGTCGGCGATACCGAGTCACTCGGCCTCGGCCTCCCCGAGCCAGTCCGCCTCGGCCTCGCCGAGCGCATCGATTTCCGCCAGCGGCTCGTCGAGCCCGAGCAGCTCGATTTCCGCCAGCGCCAGCAGCTCGATTTCCGCCAGCGTCAGCAGCTCGATTTCCGCCAGCGCCTCGGAAGGCACGCCGTCCGCCAGCGCATCGTCATCGCCGAGCGTCTCGAAATCGGTCAGCTCGAGTCCGAGTTCGTCCGGATCCGTTTCGCCGTCGGCCAGCGTATCGATGTCACCGAGTGCGTCGGCCTCGTCGGCCTACGACAGCGACTTCGCAATCGCGGTGACCGGCGAGACGACCGGCGTAAACGTCTGGACGCAGTCATCGGTGACCGGCGCGATGCAGTTCAAGCCGGAGCAGGCCTGCCGGCTCAATACCACCGGCGCGGCCCTTACGCTCGACGGCACGCAGGTCAAGACCGACGACGTCGTGGTAGCCGCCGAGAGACTGCGAATCTCTATCACCGGCGCCGGAGCGGGCAAGCGATCGGGTACGTTCGACTTCTGGGTCGGGCAGTGACGCTATTTGAGATGCCCGCCTCGGCGGGCACGGATTTGAAAGAAGGAAGGAAAGAAACTCATGGACGTAAGTGTAATTATCCCGGGTCGAAAAGAAGAGTTCTTCGCGAAGACGGTCGAGCAGATCGCAGGGGCGATCCGCGCCGATTCGGAGATCATCGCCGTTATCGACGGCGAGCACGCCGGCCCGGAGATCGCCGAACATCCTCGCGTGCGGGTGATCCGCAACGAATCGCCGCAGGGCCAGCGCCAGTCGATCAATATAGGCGCGCGGGCGGCGAAGGGAAAGTACATCCTCAAGACCGACGCCCACTCGACGCTCGACGAGGGTTTCGACGTCAAGCTCATGGCCGACTGCGAGTACGACTGGACGGTGATCCCGCGGATGTACAACCTGCACGCCTTCGATCTCGTCTGCCGGCAGTGCGGCCTGCGACTGAACAATCACAGGGAACTGCAATGCTGCCCGAAGTGCAACGCGCCGAGTCACCGGATGCACAAGGACATCGTCTTCGAGCCGAAATGGTCGAAGAAAACCGACTGGATGTACTTTCGCTCGCCCTGGTGCGAGGACAAGCCTCTGCGCGTGCAGTATTACGGCAACTACGACTACGTCTGCACCAAGTGCGGATACCGCCACGACAAAAGAGGCGACCACGAGACATGCCGCAAATGCGGGGCGGCCGAGTTCCGGAAGGAGCGGGCCTTCGGCGCCGAGTACCGGGCGCACAGGAACTGGGCGAAAAGACAGGGTGACATCGCCGACGTAATGAACGGCCAGGGGGCCTGCTGGTTCATGCACCGCGATCGGTTCTTCGAGCTGGGCCTGCTCGATGAGGGCCACGGCAGTTGGGGGCAGATGGGAGTCGAGATCGCCTGCAAGGCGTGGCTCTCGGGCGGCCGGCACGTGGTCAATCGAAAGACCTGGTTCGCCCATTTCTTCCGATGCGGCAACGGGCCGCATTTCCCGTATTCGATAAGCGGCAAGTCGCAGGAGAAGGCCCGGCGGTACTCGATCGATCTGTGGACCTCGGGCAGGTGGGAAAAGCAGGTCCGGCCCCTGGAATGGATCGCAGAGAGGTTCGGGCCGGTGCCGACCTGGGACAGCAAAAAAGTCAGTGCCGCCCTGCCGGAACCGCAGCAGACGGATCCGGCACCCTCGGCGCAGCATTCGGCCTCGCCGGAAGTTCTTGCAGCCGAGAGTGCTGCACCGATGTTGTCGGTAATCATCCCGGCGCGGAACGAAAAATATCTGCACCATACGATCGCGGACCTGCAGAAGAACCTGCATTGCGATTACGAGATTCTGGTCGGTTTCGACGGCCGGCAGCAGGATCCCGCGCAGATCGGCATCGATCATCCGCAGTGGCCAGCGGGCGATCCGCGTGTCAAAGCGATAGTCAGCGACGAGCGGATCGGGATGCGGCCGACGATCAATCGGCTGGCACGCGAGGCGAAGGGTCGGTTCGTGATGAAGATCGACGCCCACGTCGCCATCGACGAGGGAATGGACGAAAAACTCTTAGCCGCATGGGAGCCGTGCGGAGCGGTAGTCCCGGAGCGATACGATCTCGACTGCAAAAAATGGCAGCGGCGAAAACCATCCCGCACCGACTGCCGGCGGCTGACTCATAAGAGCGAGGACGGCGTCGGACTCCGAGCCCTCGACTGGCCCGAGCACAGCGAGGCGACGAAGAACGGCCGTTTAGTCGAGACGATGGCCTGCTCGGGATCCTGCTGGCTCATGGAGCGCGAGCTGTTCGTCGATCTGTTCGGCG